TGATTACATTCAGTGATGAGTTATTAGTGCAAGGAGTTAGCCATTGTTGCTCTAACTACGTTGCGACCTTGAAGCCAATACACCCCGCTACATTGGTCGCAATAAATGCAACGAAACCATCTAGTTGGTTTGACGCCTACTGTCCATCTGCCAAATCGCTGGCCATGGGCTGTGGGGCCGTATGCGTCGCCGTTTTCTTGTGGCGTCGCAGATCAACTATCAGAGGTATTATGGGAATCGGACCATATGCTTCTGCTGACCAAGGATGTGTGAGAAGAGGTCTTCAACGCCTTCTCACAACTTCCACGCGTGAAGAGATTGATTTTACAATGTTTCCTCTTCAAAGTTTCATCGAACCCGACCCGAAGCGCATATCTGACAACGGACACGCCAAGAGTGGTGCAGTCAGGGATTCCGCAAGGAAACTCATTAAGAACGCTGTAGTTGCAGCTGGCTGTACCAAGTTTGAAGTCTCCCCCGCTAAGCAATCGGTAGACGGAGGAAGTGTCGCCCACCAACATTATGCGCCAAGTGACTTTCACATGGGGGTACGTGCCGACGTACCCGGGCCAACCGACTTAATTGTCAATATAGACACGGATTACTATGTCCCGGATTTCTCTCGATTCCTGGGGTACGGTAATCCTTCACTATTTTTCACATTTTCACCTTTGACGGTTTGTGGAGTGGATGGCGACACGCCATTTCGTATCATTGACAACCATGTCGAGTACCAGGTCGGTGGGGGAGGGAACTGGAAGCATCAAGTTTGGAACTGGTTTGCGTACGGAGAGTTCATAGAATTTCCATTTCAGAATCGTAGCTGGGCTGGCTGGTTCAGGGCATTGGCTTTTGGCCTTGTTGGCATACGTAAGTATGTCATACATAAGGTGCATCACGCCCGACCATGGAAACAAGCACCACATCGTGGGCTTGTCTGGTGCCTGCCTCAGTACACGTATTGGAAATGCAGTTGGTTGCCAACGGAAATGAACGCCGCGCGCGTACTGGAACGTATGAACTTTAAGTGCGAGAAGAGACCTGGCTGGAACACCATTGTCGACCAAACATCTGGAGTTCCGCGCATTAGCTTTGGCCGCGAAGGAGAGGACGTTGAAGTCACCATAGACAAGTCCGTGCATGACCTATGCATGGGCTGTCAAACTGGTCACTCCGTCACCGCCAGACTCTTGTCGCTCAAAATCAAAGACCCGGTCGCTCTCGCGCTGCTCGGCCAGTACTATTTAGGAAAGCCCGTAGAAGCATCAAATTTCGAACGCGTTGGAAGGTCAATCCAACCCTTAGTCCATTGGCCAGCTTCATTCGAAGCGGACGAACCTGAAATATCTGCCCGTGCGTATTCCCATCCCGTCGTCGACGATTCCAACATGTTTCCGATGATTAAGCGATGGGAAGCGTTAAGTGATTCCCTTGAAGCGCGAGTCACCCAAGTCGCGAATGACAAAGTGCCCCCCGCAAGATACATGCAGCTTGCCGCGGAATTCGTAGAATTAGTGGTACCAAACCCCGGTTCTGGTGCCCCATATAGTTTGGAGGAAACCGCGGCAATGCTCGACAAGCCTGCCCAAGTTCTAGCCGTTAAGCAAATTTGGGAGACTGTGGACGTTCCAGTCCGCAGGATGATTGAAGGCTTCTTGAAGAACGAAGCCGTCCAAAAATCCGGGCGCATAATATCGTCGTTTGCCGACATGCGGTACCTTTTGCAATTTGCAAGTTTCACGCTTTCCGCGCGTGATAAGGTGCTTCATCTAGATCACAACGAGCACTGGTTCTGTCCAGGAAAGACACCGATACAAATTGCCGACAAAGTCGTCAATTACGTTAGAGAGGTTGAGGAACCTATTGAAGGAGACTATTCAAATTTCGATGGCACCGTTTCAAGCTGGTGTCAGAGGAATGTAATGAATGCCGTTTATCACAGGTATTTTAATAAGAAATATTCCAGAGAGTTGCGGAAATACACCGACATGCTTATATCGTGTCCAGCTCGTGCAAAACGATTTGGATTCCGGTATGAGGCTGGAGTCGGCGTTAAGAGTGGAAGTCCCACTACTTGCGACCTCAATACCGTGTTGAATGCATTCATACAATACGCAGCGGTACGTCTGGCAGATCCACACCTCCCAAGGGAGGATGCTTTTCGTCGGATAGGTTTGTGCTTTGGGGACGACTCCTTGTTCGAGCGCCAATACCAGAAGTGGTTCTGCTTGGCCGCCAAACAACTCGGTATGTCACTCAAAGTTGAACGATACGATCCTGCTGCTGGGATCACATTCCTTGCTCGGGTTTATCCCGATCCCTTCAAAACCACGACAACGTTCCAGGACCCCCTTCGTACGTGGAAGAAACTGCACGTTACAACGCGTGATCCAAACATCCCTTTGGTGGACGCTGCAGTTGACCGTGTTGAAGGCTACGAGGTGACAGACGGACTGTCGCCTATCGTAGGCTCTTACGTTAGAATGATCAAGAGAGTGTATGGAAGCGAATGCAGTAAGCTTGAAGATCGCAGGAAAAGAAAGAGCTGCGATCGCGAAAAACCATACTGGCTCACTGTCGGTGGAGCTTGGCCACAAGCCGCAGAAGACGTCGACCTAATGTTCGAAGTCGCCGCTTACCGAAGCGGAGTCGACGTCGAAAAGCTACGAGCTTTTGATGAAATGTTAACGAATAGTAACACGGCTTGGTTCAAGCAGGTGGTCCCACGGGAGAGCGAAAGCCCCTATAAGGGGACACTTGCACCCGATGGCTTACCCCTCGGTGACGTGGACATGCGTAACTTACAACATGAACGCCAAACGCACCATTCTCGAAGCGATGCAACAACTTCCAACAAGTCTCAAGGCCCAAGTGGACTTGTTCAACAACCGGCTCGCGATGATACCCGACGTTCCCAAAAACGTCAAGGCGGATCTAACAACGTATGTCGGGATGCTGGAAAGCATCTCCCAGAAAGCGCAGAAGGCTCTCGACAGTTTGATGTCAAAACCATCAATAAGGAGCTTCTTTGCGAGCGCAAGCGGTCCAGCAACGGAAGAACAGGTAAAAGACCTAAGTGCCATCCTCCAAGGGATGACCGCGCTGTTCACGGAGCTGCAACCAAGCTTGCTGACGATCCTAAACGCCAAGCCCGAAAACCTTCCGGAAAGTGCGACAATAATCGACACAGAACAACCGCTCAAAGTGAGCGTAAGTGAGGCGTAAGCCTTACCACAGGGGTAGTAGCGTGCTATGCACACTGG